ATATTTATTAACGAAGATAAAGAAATCAGCTTATCAGAAGTTATTTCTAAACCAAAACAAAAAGCTAAAAAAAGAAGAGTTAAAAAACAATACTCAAAAAATTCAGCATTGAACGAAGTATTGAACAAAACCAATCCATTAGGTCAAACTGACGATTACCCATCATTGGGTGGTGGAGTATTAGGTAGTGACAATATGGCAGAAGTATTGGGTTATGGAAATTTAGGTGGAAAGCAAGATAAAGAAACAGCAAGAGAAATGGCAGCAGTAGACACAATTAAGAAAGCTGGAGTTAGTGTAGATTCAGTTCCAGAAGGTGTACAAGATGCTTTAACTCGTGATTACTCTGGACTGATGAAAGCAATTAACAAAAAGAAAAAAGGTGAGAACTTTAGACCATAATGGCAAGTGTAAGAGAAATAGATAGAAATGATGATGTGTATGTTGGAGTTAGATTTCCATTAGGTTACAGTCAAGAAGGATTTTTGTTTAAGACAAAAACTATATTGGAACAAGCAAAAGCTAATATGAGAAATCTATTATTAACATCAAAGGGTGAGAGAGTTATGCAACCTGAGTTCGGTTCAACACTAATGGATGTGATTTTCAATCAAGGACCAGATATTCAGAATCAAATTGATGAAGCTATTAGAGAAGCAGCTTCAACTTGGTTACCTTATGTCATTATAAACGAAATATCTATGTTTGAAGAAAACAATCAAGTTGATGTATCAATAGATTTTTCAGTATCATTAGAACCAAATTCTTTTGAAACATTAACATTTAATTTTAATATTGGAGAATAAAAATGCCGAGGCAAGTAGACTACGGAACACATAAAAAGTTAGTAAAGAAAGAGGTAAACTATCTCGGTAGAGATTTTCGTGATATTAGGCAAAACCTTATTGAGTTTGCAAAAACTTATTTCCCAACAACATACAACGATTTCAATGAAGCATCACCAGGTATGATGTTTGTTGAGATGGCTGCATATGTTGGTGATGTATTAAATTACTATGTTGATAATCAATTCAGAGAAACATTATTACAATTTGCAGAAGAAAGAAAAAATGTATTGGCAATCGCCCAATCATATGGATATAAACCAAAATTAGCAGCACCTTCTACTGCAACATTAACTGTTCAAGTTGATGTTCCTGCAAAAAATTTAGGTAGTGGTAACTTTAAAGCAGACTTAGATTATGCAGGTATACTAAGTTCTAATTCTACAGTAGCATCAACAAATGGAACTGAGTTTAGTTTAATGGATGATGTTAATTTTAAAACATCAAGTTCATTAGACCCAATGAAAGTAGAAGTATTACAACCATCTTCAGGTAATGTTCCGACAAATTATAGATTAACTAAAAAAGTTTTAGCAAAATCAGGAATAAGAAAAACAGAAACATTTGCATTTACATCGGCCAAAAAATTTGACAAGATAGTTTTATCAAATGATAAAGTGACAGAAATTGTATCAGTAACAGATAGTCAAAATAATATATACTATCAAGTTCCTTTCTTAGCACAAGATACAGTGTTTGAGTCAGAAGAGAATACAACACTCAATGACCCATCGTTATCACAATATCAAAATGACACACCTTACTTATTAAGATTAATCAAAACAGCAAGAAGATTTACAACTTATGTTCGTGATGATAATAAAATGGAAATAAGATTCGGTAGTGGTATTAGTGCAGACGCAGATGAAGAAATAATACCAAATCCTGATAATGTTGGTTCATCATTAGGAACAGGCATTTCAAGATTAGATGAAGCATTCGACCCAACAAATTTCTTAAAAACACAAACATTTGGATTAGCACCAAGTAACACAACACTTACCGTAACTTATAATTATGGTGGTTCAGTTGAGGATAATGTTCCTTCTAATGCTATTAATAGATTTAGTAGAAAAACATATACTAATAGCACAACAAGTTTAAATAGTGATACACAAAATACATCAAATGCAACATTAGCATTGTTCAATGAGGAACCTTCTTCAGGTGGTGCAAGTCAAGAAACATTAACAGAGATAAAGGAAAATGCTGCAGCATATTTTAATGCACAAAACAGAGCAGTAACAAGAGCAGACTACATAACAAGAGTTTATTCCTTACCACAGAAATATGGAAACATAGCAAAAGCTTATGTTGTTCAAGATGAACAATTAGAACAAGAAGGACAATTGGAAGTTATCAATGGAGTAGCAAAGAAAGTTAATCCAACAACTATTCCCAATCCGTTAGCACTAAATATGTATTTATTAGGATATACAGGAGATAAAAAATTAACTCAAGTAAACAATGCAGTAAAACAAAATTTAAAACTATATCTTTCACAATATAGATTATTAACAGATGCGATTAATCTTAAAGACGCTTATGTTATAAATATTGGTGTTCAGTTTAACATTATAACTCGTAGAGGATATAATAAAAATGATGTATTGTTTAGAGCAATACAACAAGTGAAGAGTTTCTTTGCAACAGAAAAATGGCAAATTAATCAACCAATCGTGTTGAGTGATTTAGCATATCAGATTTCATTAGTGGATGGGGTAGTTTCTATTGTTCCACCAGAAACAAATAATCCACAAAAGAATTTAATTGTTATTACGAACAAACATTTAACATCAGACAATTATAGTGGTAACGTTTATAGTATTGATGAATCATCAAAAGATGGAATCATATATCCATCATTAGACCCAAGTATATTTGAACTGAAATTCCCCGATACAGACATCGAGGGAAAAGTATTGGGAGATAAATAATGCATTATTTTGAATTTGGAAAACGAGATACAACACTTTATTCGGGCGGAACAACATCTTCCATTAATACTGGATTAGACGAAATATTAGAAGTCAATAAAGTCGTTCAACAAAATGGTAGTATAATGCCAACAGGAACAAAATTCTTTTTAAATTTATTCGACGCAACATCAGAAGAAGTTGAAGCAGAACAAAAATTACACGTCTATATGGTAAGTGGTAGTTGGAAAGCAGGAACAGGAAAACTTGACCATAATCCAGTAACGGATGATGGGGCAAGTTATCAATATCGTAATCACGCAGCAAAAACACCTTGGGTAACAGGTTCAGTATTGACTGAGGGTGGTACTTGGTTTACATCAAGTATTGATGCTAATCAAGAGTATGGAATTAGTTCTTCTTTCGATATTACATTTGACAAGAAGGATGTCAGAGCAGACGTAACAGACTTAGTAAATAATTTTATTTACTCGAGTTCAGTTTATCCGAACAACGGATTTATCATCAAAAGAGAAGATAGTGGTTCTTATGGAAATAACAATGCAACAGCAAGTTTTGATTTCAATACAGGACAAGAAGGTGATTCAAGTCGTTTAGGAAATCTAAAATTCTTTTCAAGAGAAACTCATACAATCTATCCACCTAAGTTGGAAGCAGTATGGGACGATTCAGTTTGGTCAACAGGAAGTTTATCACCATTAAGTTCAACAGATTTGGAAAGACTAAAAGTTTATTTTAAAAATTTAAGACCTGAATATAAGGAAAAGTCAAAAGTAAAACTAAGAGTAGTTGGTAGAGAATTATATCCAACAACCGCTTTTGCTACAACACCTGCAGAATTAGATGTAAAATATTTACCAAGTGCATCTGCTTTTTATTCAGTTCGTGACGCAGAAACAGAGGAAGAAATAATTCCATTTGGAACAGGTTCAAAGATTAGTTGTGATTCAACAAGTAACTTCTTTAATATACAAATGGACGGACTACAAGCAGAGAGAAATTATAGATTTGCTATCAAAGTAATTAGTGGTAGTAACACTACTGATGAGCAAATTAATTTCTATGATGATGAATTTGAATTTAGAGTGGTGAGATAAAATGCCTTATTTACCATCGGACGCAAGAAAAAAATCTGAAGAATATAATAATATTCTAAGTGGAGATGTCATAGAATATCAGAATACAATTGAAGACCTAAAGAAGTCATTAAATATATCAGGTTCAGTAGTTGATGCGAAAGCACCACTAAGAAATTCAGAAGGAATATTACAATCATTTGAGGGTTCAATAGATGGATTATCATTAGAAGAAGATTTTCAACAAGTTCGTTTAGAAAACAAACAACAATTCTTTACGGGACAACTTGATAATAGTTTTAGTTTCTTTGGAGCAGGACAAGATGGTTCAACAACAGATTCAGAAACAGAGACAACAAGCAACCAAATAACTACGGAAGTAATTGAGTTTCAAGCAACCATAAGAGATTATTTAATTCAAGTCATCAATGAGTATTTTAATGAAGAAAACACACCAGATATGTCGACAGATGCTTTACACGAAAAGATATTGAAATTTTTTAAAGAAAACAGAAAAGATAAAAAAAATGTTAATGCTGATGGTTGGGAAGCATTTAGAATTAATACGAAAAGAAACGTTAGAGGTATAAGTGGTAGAAGACTACTCGAAATATTTGGAGATTTAAAGAATTTTCGTTATGATGAAATAGTTGAAGACCATTTATACAGAACACTACAAGGTCAACGAATATGGTTACAACTTGGATTCCCATACATAATAGATAAGAAACTTGATTAAGGATAACAATGGCTTTAGAATACGGATTCACAGATAAAGAAAAAATAAACTATTACCAACCAAGTAAAGTTTATAGTAGTTTTGGTAAAGATACTACCAATGACTATATTGCATTATATGTCTATGATATTAATGACAATCTGCTCGTAACGAGAATAATGGGATTGGATGAAGTTGAATTTACCAATGATGGTTCTTTTGTTGATTTGGATATTGGACAACATTTAAGAACGTTAGGTTTTAGGCAAGGTGACTTTAAAGTTACTTATAAATTTTTAAGACGATTGGCAGGTAGACCAAGAAGTATTTTTGTTAAAGATAATGGAACTATATTTAAAGGTGAAGCTGAAAGAAAAATAATTAACGGAGAAATAAGATACTTTCAAAAAACATCTGATGAACAAAAATCAAATTCAGAACCTATGGAAGTATTTATTAAAGAACAAAAATATATAATTTCTCAAACTTCACCTGACAAAACAGAATTAAATATCACAACTGACAACTTAGTTATGAATGCAGAATATTTAACTGACTTTAAAGAAATGAATGCTATGATTGAATATAGTGCAATTGAAGCAGATAACTCTGGATTAATTAAATTTGATTCAAAAGACCAAAATGTTTTAGAGTTTGATATCAATTCAAAGGATAGAGGATTTACACAAAATATGGTAGGTGGACAAATTATTATACCAAGTCTATACAAGATTACAGGTAATGAAGATACAACAAATGAAGATACTTCATCACCACAACAAGACCCAATTACTGAAGATGAATATAGAGAATTAACAACGGAAGAGTTAATTCAATTAGCTTCACAAGGTGATGAAATGGCAGATATGACACTTCAAGAACAAGCAGCAGACGAACAATACTAATGGCTAGAACAAGAACAGAAGAAAGAATGGGAGAAACTTACGGAGAAGCATCCGAAGGAAGAAATCAAGCGACTTCTAATAGAGCGCCAGCAGGCGGTGGTGCACCACGTTTACCAAAACAACCTAAGATAGAACAAATAACTGAAGCAAAAGATACTTCACAGCCAGGTAATGCCGCAGCAAATATTGCAGCAGCATACAAACCAAAACCACCAAAAGCTGTAACTGAAGCAGAAGTAAAATCTGAAATAGTAGCAGTATGTTTGAGAGGACAACCATCACCATCACCAGTTAAACCATTGGTTATTCCAGCACCAGCAATTTTACCACCACCACTAATTACAAAAAACTCTACTAAAGATATAGGTGTTCAAACACCAATGCAAATAAGGTCAGAGACAAATTTAAGACCTGATGGGATAACAGAAATACTTGGACCCGGTGGAATAGTATTGGAAGAAATCGGTGGAGATGGAAGAGTTATCGTTGACCCAATCAAAGATGTAGGATTTGACCCAAAAAACCCACCACCAGCTATTGAAGCACTTAGAGAAGATTTTGCAGAACACGTAGCAACAGGTAAAGATGAAGCCGGAGAAGTATTTGAGGCAAAGCCAGACACAAAGAAAGCTTTAAAGAAAGCTGGATTAGAAAGATTTATTCCTAAAGTTCCTAAAAAAGTTATTGAATCCACTACTGAAAATGAAAGTGGTCATAAAGGTGGTACGGCAAAAGAAAAAATTATAACCACGACTCAGGCACAAGTAAAATTAACACCAAGAGATTATGTAGCAACAATTACAGAAGTCTTAGATAGTAATCGTGTTCGTGTTTCGTTATCATATAATGATGGAGTAAATCAATATCAACACAAGGGTGATGATGAAGTAGCAAAGAAATTTAAAAACTTCCGAGTCAATTATATAAATAATAATATTGAACGATACAAAACCTATATGGTAAAAGATAATCAATATTATTTGATTACTAATGAGGAACTTGGAGCAAGTGGTAAAGAAAGATTTGTCAAATTAAAACAACCACTACAAGGTACAGATGTAGATGATAAAGTTTTATTTGTAGAGAAAAGATTGCCAGACTATAAAGATGTCGTTACATTGAATCCATTTGTAGAAGCAGAAGACAATAGTATATTTTTAAGAATACCAAATTTAAATTCAGTTGATAATCCAATTGACTTTCAAGGAACGAATTATAAAAGTCACGATGGGTTGTTAAGTAATAAAGATGATGACGCAAGAGATATAGAAAGATTATTAACATCAGGTAGTTTATTAGATGTTCAACCAAATATTGATTATCAGAAAACAACAACTGATTTATCAATAGAAAACGATGATACAGGTTTTGGAAACTTTGTTCATTTCTCAAATGCAGAAAGAAGACTTATTAATTTTAAAGAAAAATTAACATTGATTGAAAGTCATAGTGCAGCTAGTGCTTCATTAACAACAATATCAAGTTCTGCTAACACAAGATTAGATTTACAAAGAAGAAAACAACGAGTAATTAATTCTTTTGACCCATATGAACATTATTTATATTTTGAAAGTTCATCTTATGTTAGTTCATCAGACGGACAATTTCACGATACAGCTTGGCCTAAATCAAATTCATCTTCACCATATACATTACAATCAACAGGAGATGCTTCAAGTTGGTACAATAATATGATATCAAGTGCTTCTTCTTATGACCAAGGAAATATGAATTCATTAAGAAATTCATTACCATTACACATTAATCAAGATACTGAAAACAATGTATTCTTAGAATTTATGGATATGGTTGGTCAACAATTTGATGAAATATGGACTTACACAAAATCCATTACGGATGTTAATATAAGGGTAGAAAAGCTATCAGAGGGTATATCAAAAGATGTAGCACAAAATTATGCACGAGCACTTGGATTAAACTTAACGAGTGGGAATGATTTGGTAAATTTACCTGAATATTTATTGGGTAATGATGTTGATGGAACTTCAGTATTTGAATCACCACAAGAACAAGTTACAGAAGAAATTTGGAAAAGAATTTTAGCAAACTTACCTTTCTTTATTAAATCAAAAGGAACGGAAAGAGCATTAAAAGGATTATTAAATTGTTACGGAATACCGAGTTCAATATTACGAGTAAGAGAATATGGTGGGCCTGATAAAGGAACACGAGTTAATTATGAAATTAAAAGAAAGTTCACACGAGCAACAGACTTTAGGTCTTCTCAATTTGTTAAATCACATTGGAAAACAGCCGCAGACGGACAAGTTCCTGATACAATAGAAGTTAGATTTAGAACACCTAAATCACAAGACCAAGTCATATTACAAAAAGATAATGACTTTGCTATTTCATTACAAGATAATGGTTCAACGGATGATTATGGATTTTTAAGATTTGAAATAAGTGGTTCAGACCAAGTGTATGACCAATTTATAACTTCATCGACATTACCATTCTATAATGATGACTTCTGGTCAGTAATGTTAACAAGAAAAGATACAAGTGGAAATGAAATTACCGATGATAAGATATTAAGTCAAAGTGTTTATGAATTAACAACTAAACAATATGATTCAACAAGACAAAGAATTTTATACCAATCAAGTGAAAGTTTACAAACACACACTTCAAGTTTAGCAACTGATATAAATAATATATCTGGTAGTCAATTAAATGCAGCATACACGTCAAGTGGACACATTTATCTTGGTGGTAGTGGTAGCGCATTTGGTGCTAACACATTTACAGGTTCATTAATGGAGTTTCGTGTATGGTCAGAACCATTGAGTTCAAGTGTATTTGATAATCACGTCAGAGCACCAAAATCATATAATGGAAATAGCATTTCATCATCATACGATGACTTATTGGTTCGTTATGAATTAAATGATAATAAGAATTTACAATCATCACCAACCTTTTCAAACTCTGCACATTTAAAAACATATGAGTTAGGAACTTCTGGTAGTGATGTTAATGGGTTTACGGG